GCCTCTCAACTTCGCGGGATCTAACTCCGCTTGCAACTTCCTAGGTTGGAGTCCATCTCAACCCAGGTCCCGTTGCCAGGGAATCGGCGGCGTACACAGAACCGGGTATATCATCCAGGTGTTTCATTCCTGGATACCGGCCACCCGTCTCGGGTGTAAGTGACGCGCGACGCCGATCTCTCCACCAAAGTGGGTAGAACCAGCCGTCCAAATGGACGGGTGGTTCTACGACGTTGGTGCCGACCACATGCAGACTCTGGACCTCTTCCCTCTGGAAACGGTAAGCAGTGGATTTGCGTTTAATACGCGCATCCAGCCACGAGCGCCTCCTGAGATGGAGATTATGAGGCTGTAGTGATCGCACAGCAAACGATGTGAGCTTATCAGTCTGTTCAACAAACAGGATGGGATTTATACCATCCTGCTTTGTCACCCCTATAATTGGGGTGTAAAGAGCATACCTGACAAGTGAGTTCCGGACGTTCTTAAGTCCAAACTCCATCGCGCGGTTGGCGGAATCGATAACACCACCAACCGCTTCAATGCTGAGATCACGAATGTGATGCTTGATCTTTAACTGGTAAAAGGTCACGTCGTGTCCATCAAAATAGTGGCCACCACATGATTCTCGGTAGGCGTCAGTACCGGTGAAACTCTTATCGGTATTGACACTGAAACCAAGTTGATCAAGGAGAGAAAGAAGTGAGGACGTCGTCTTATTGTCACAGACGATATCGTCCCCATAGATCCGAGGGGGTAGGGGATAACCCTTCGTGCCATAACAAATGTGCTCAATAAAACGGGCAGCAAAGTCATGGGTAACGAGGAGGTCGTCCCTACCATGGTATGTATACATCGCAGACAAAATACAAATAGCGGTGTATAGCAGACACTGAGTAGGAAAACACACGGCCGACCCCATAGGAGAAAACTTATGGGGGTGGACGATGTCACCATCTGGTGTCTGCACAGTCGAGGATCTGGTAGTATGCAAATGTTCAAGAACAAAGGTTGGGAAGACGGCTCTAACGAGCCCCCACCTCACACTATCAGATGCGGACGATAGGTCTATGGTATCAAGAAGGCCCTCACAAGAGCCCTCCTGAGCATAGACACGATTGTACGCTTGGTCTTCTAGGCGAATGAAAGAACCTAGAAGGCCATCTTTCATGTTATCCGTCATCCAGCTAAGAACTGCCTGTTGGCAGAACTGATGGCCGATTGGTTCCATACAAATGGAACGAACCGACTTATAGGATTTCGGAACGAAAGCAAGTCTCGACATACCAGGGTCCCTTGTAAGGGTGGGTTCAGGGAACCAATTCAACACAGGATCGGACATCACAAAGGCACCATCTTCCGCAAGGAAGATGATGGTACTGAGTGTGTCGTTAGCCAGGGCGTCACCAAAAGTGGCAACACCAAGACACCTGCTAACAGGAACTGATTCTGTGAAGTATGCAGATCGCATAAGATCTGTGACCTGCATCCCTTCATATTTCGCAACCCTACCCTTGATTCCTCGCGAAGCGACGGCGCCAGACCCATGTTTCGGGTAGAAGGCGAAGTCACTCCAATCGTCGGTCAAGACCCTGAGAATCGCACGAAGATCGGCGACCCAAGGGGGATTGACCAATTGACCCAGACGAGCTTCTAAGTTCGACCACTCGCGAAAGGCAGCGGTCTCGAGCTCCGGACGCAACCACTCTACCTTCTTGGCAAAAGTCAAGAAGGTGAGGAGGTAGCGCAGTATAACTGGGTCGCGACTCTTCCAGAACAAGTGCCACTCCCGGAAAATTGGAGTGTCACGAAACTGGTCGAAGAGGTCATCGATTACGATGAGACCCTCTTCGTCTCTCTGAAGCGATTTCTGAAGCTTCAGAGCTAAAGAGTCCAATCTGGCTATGAGCTGAAAAGGGTCCTCCAGAAGTTCATTCAAGAACCTCTGGAGTACCGATCTAGGCTTTAAGCCAACGGGGGAATCTGATAAAAGAGATAACCATGCACCACACACAGCAAGAAGGATCGAGATGTTATTCGGTCCGACTACCTGTAAAGCGTGGGCAAAGGCGGGATGACTGGTAATAGAAAAGTCAAACACGCGGTTATCTAAGACAGGCAGACTAGCCCTATCTTTTTCGTTGTTATTTCCTAGGGGTGAATCGGTTTTCATCGTCCGGTCCTCCTAGGGCCGAAGGCTAATCGCTGAAATCGCGACCGGTATATTGATCGCCGGCCGTCGGTAGCGCGAGGATACCTTCGGTAATAAGGGCCTCTAACGAGGTGTTGCTGTTATCATCCTGCAGATTGTACCGCAGGAGGGCAGCTACAAGTTCCGCAAACCGCCGTAAGTAGGCGGCCAGAGGAGCTCCATAGGTGGTCCCAGCAAGAACAAATGAGACGTCGTTAGCCGCGCTAAATTGCGGACTGTCGTCGTCCGACGTGATCTGCTGCGTAGACATCCTGAAGGACATATTGTACTTCGGTTTGTCTGCGGTCCCTTGCTTAAAGATTTGAATCTTAAGCTTGGGAGCTTGGATCAACAGGACATCGTTAGGATCCACTTCAGCGGTGCGGATCGCAAGCGTCATGTCGACGCTGCCGTCCGCAGGGGTGTTCTGATCAATAATAATAACCTGATCAGAGCTCCAGCGAACTTCGCTAACCACTGGGGTGGAGGGGCCGGTGGCCGGGGAATCATCAAAATCCCCGGACAAATCGGTTCCATAGCCAATAACAACTGCTTCAGACATTTTCATGCTCCTTTCGAGCTATGAGGATTGGTGTTCGTTCAGAATTTCTGAACGAGTACTGACCCTAGAATATCCCATCGTTTAGTAAGATGGGAAGGCTCAAGGGTATGGAATAAGGGCACTGACGTGGGTCCCAGCATAGGAAGAATTCCCGGTAAAACAACACGGGAGAACGACACATACTGAGGCTCACCCTCGTATCCAAAGTCAAAGTCGTACGTAGCCTTTAAATATCCGAGGCCATGAACAATCTTGACAGTAGAAGTCGAGAACCCGACCGAGCAGGCTAGCATTAAAGCTTGCTTTTCCACAAGGCCGAGTATATCTCCTAAAGATACGAAGTAGTCTGCTAACCAGGAAAAGGGGATTAAATCCCAAATCCTGGAAAATGTGGGTAGGACTGATAGCCTATCGAGCTTAATAAAAGCACTCCCAAGGGAGTCAGGCTCGACATTAAAAGTGGCCATAGTCCGAAATACTGCAGAACACTCGGTAAAGCCAGGAATGGTACCATCAGGTAGATGTACCACGACTTTACCCCTCGCGAGACGGACCCGTGATAAATCGGGTAGTATCTCGAGAGTGCGCTGTGCAACATCTGCGACAGCGTGGGCATCCTGCATGGTAGGAACGACACCGAACTTGTACGCGAGGTCAGCGGACGCCAGAATTTTTAGAACCTGGCGAACACCGCCTGCCCCGACCTTTAATAGATCGGGGATTTCGCGTAACTGCCGAAAAGCTTCGAACGGCGACAAAACCGCTCGGAGCTCCAGTGCAGTTTCGATGAAGTTCTGATCGACGCCTTTGACAAACGAGTCGTAGGCATCGATCGCACTCAAATATGTTCCACCAATCACTGAAGGGAGCGCCTCTTTAACGGCGAGATCCCAGCGTTTGAAACTGTGATTGTGTGTGGGCCAGTAATAGCGCCCAGACAGTGGATCATACGCGATAGCATTCAAGATGCTACCGCCAGGTTGTGCGCTTTGAGCCCAGTACCCAACGAAAGCATAGTAGGCCTCATACTCCCAGTAAAAACTGAGAGGTAGCGGTGTTAAATAACCGCTATTTAAGATGGCCTGCCTACTGTCGTCGTGGTTGAGAGGAGCACTTAGACCGGTGATTATATATCCTTCCCATAGGGAAGAATACTGAATGCCGGTTGCCATAAAAGTGCTCGTTTCATAGACTGGTACTTCATGGACACCATCAGCATAATAAGCTGGTGGTGCTAAGCGACGAAAAACGGGCCTAACGCGTATTACATATCGCGAAAGGTATCCGTCAAACGAAGCGCCATTCCATAACCAGGCTAACTGAGTTGCATGGAACGTACACGACCCCTCATCCAAGGCAATAGGATAAAAGTAGGTGTACGTCCCATCCATCGCGCCGGCGTTCATGCGATCCGAAATAAAATCGTTATGAACGCCAATCACACCACAGGGTGGTTGTTCAGTCCCCATATCAACCAAGCCAGTTGGCGAGGAGGACGTGAGGAGACCATCCTGAACAGTGAAGGTAAGATTATGATAGCCCATGATTTGAGGATCCGGAGTCTCAGACAAAAGGAAGTCTGGAAACAACGGATTCTCTCGCCATGAACTACCAGTAGTCTTACCAACAATGTTAGTATGGACGACACTGTGTTGATCAGAAATTACAGCGTCGTCGCGCAGGAAATTCACTAAGGTCGCTGACCTAAGCATAAGCCGAAGCCAAAGACCGTCGTAGAACTCCTGTGACCCGACAGGCCGCATCCCAGGGACCGCATATTCAGCGGAATCCTCCTGGGTAATAGCGGCAAAGTCGGAAATGTTGAAGTTCGGCACTAAAAAGGCCAAACTGCCATGGAACTGGGAGAGCCTAAAATTAATAGTGAAAGGCGATCCTGGAACCAGATTCAACATTGGTGGAACGGTGTATATTAAAGCACCTGATCCACCCGCATACTGAGTGTGAAACAACATGAAGAGTATCTACCTCCACAAAGAAAAGTCAGAAACCCCCCGGGGAGGGTCCTTAAAGGGGAC